TTAGTAACAGTTTTTGAGTTACAAACTGAGAAGCATCCTCATCAGGTTTTAATGGATCATCTGAGTTAGCCCTATCTGCTTCTGTAACTGTTTTATGATAAGCATAAATTTTACAGAAATAGCTAGGAGTATTATCTATCTCATATCCACCACCTGCTGATTCAGTATCAGGAACTCTTTCCACAGCTTCATCTCTAAACCAATCTTCTTTTAAATAAACGAAATACCTATCTGATTGTTTCTTAACTGGTATGATAGGAAATACCTTATCTGCAACAAATGCAGAAGTCTCCTGTATGTACGCAACACTGATGTTGGTTAACATACCATCAACATGTATATTTGCATAAGTAGGATTAGGCATACTTATTCACTCCTTTCTTTCTTAGGTTATTCACCTATAATTATATCTAATGAGAATTGTTCCCCATCTGCACCACAGGCTGTAACCGCTATACCTGCAATTGGACCTGTAGTTAAAGTTACAAACTTTCCACCAGTACCAACTTCAACTGCTGCTCCAGCATCTATGGCTGCTCCACCGACTGCTTTAGATATTCCTTCCAAAGCTACTTCACAGGTTCTACCTGCTGCTGCTGGGGCATCCTGAAGAACTCCCAACATTCTATCATTAGCATCTGATGCTAATACAATTTCCTCAGTAGTATTCATTTTTACTGCATAATACTGATAAGAACTTAAATCTGCATCTGATACAAATGAACCACTTTTCTTATTCAATTCATAAGCAAAATTTGTCATGCTTAATTACACCCCTTTCTTTTCTTCCTCATACTGTTTGTAAAGCTCTGGTTTAGTTTTAATAACTTTTACCTTTGCTCCCTCTAAAGTGAGGCTAGTATTTTTACTCATTAATTCCTTAGCTTCCTTTTCAATAGTAGCTTCAGCAGTCAATTGTTCACCTTCGGCATCGGTACCAATAACTTTTACAATATTAGCAGCAGTTAATTGCTCATTTACTGCTTTCATTACTTTTTCTACTATAGCTGCTGATTCATTATCTAACTTAGTAAAGAGAGTTACCATTTCCTCTTTTGGAACAGCAATCCTGTCAAATGTAGCAACAGTTTTTTCAATCCTTTCCTTTTTTAAATCATCTTGGAATTTCTTAATTTCTGCTTTATCAGCTTCACTTTCTCTCTGAGCCTTTTCCAAATCTTCTTTTTGTTTGGCTATTAATTCCTGAACTTTTGGGTCAGCAGATTTAACAACTTCAGCTTCATCGAAACTTGCTACTCCCTCAGGTTTCTTTTCATCCCTAGGTTTAGCCTCCTCTTTAACTTTTTCAATCTCCGCTGTTATTACTACCTGCTCATCTTCTGGCAGAGCTTTAACTATTTCCTCAAATGTCTTTGTCATAACATTACCTCCTTTCGATTTATCATCTATTACCTCTTCAGGTTTTTCCTTAAACATCAATATATCTGCCTTTGGGTTGTCACCTTTATCAACAACACTGGCAAATCTCATGAAAATATTTTTTAAACTTACTTTTCTTTTTTCTAAATTTTCTATCATTCTTCCACAACCTCCTTTGTTGCTTTTCCGTAGAGACTGAACATTGGATGGCTCATTTTCTTAATCTGATTATAATCATCATCATTTGGAAAATAAAATCCTAACCACACACCCCTAGAAATTTCTCCTTTTAGATGTCCAGATTTCTTCATAACCTCTATTTTTTCTTTTGTAAATACCATATCTTCTACTAAGTATCCTTTAGCAATACAATCATGCTGTGTGTCGGCTTCCCTGAATGCCAAAGCATAAGCATAAGTAGCAAGTTCCAAATCTTCAAAATCTTCATCTTTAATAAATTCACCTGAATGGTCATAAATTTGATTACCATCTAAATCCTTTGAAACATATCCCCAACCAAATAATAGATTATTATTATCATCTTTTATCATATCTTCCTGTTTCATTTTAACTATAACTTGTTCTATTTTCTTATCAAAGTCAACACATAACACATTTATATTATCATTTACAATATTATATCTAATACATATACCATCTTCATAATCAGAAAAATTAGGTGTTTCCATATTATACATATTTTCTACTGGAACCTGATAAAATTGATAATTCCAAGGACTATCTATAAATATATCAGCAATAAGATTATGTTCTGTAAGCCAAGCAATAGCTTCTTCTTTATTATACTTTTTACTTGACTGCTCTTCCATTATTGGCAAATCGGATTTTTCCAATTTTCCTCCACCTATTGCAACTCCCTGTAGATAAGCCTTTCTTTTAGCATTTTTTCTACTCTGCTCATCACCTTCAGTATATGTGTATGGTTTTCCAGATTCTCCATATTTATAAGCAGGTTTACCATCAATTGTTGTTTCCATAACAGGCATTATTTCTTACCTCCTTTAATCTTTCCCAATTTATTTATAGCTTCCAATATTTTCTTCAAACCATTTCTTTCATATGTTTCGTTAAACTTCTGTTTATTATCTGTCTGATGTTCAGCTCTCTGTCTTGGAGTTTTAGGTTTTGTTGCCTCGTTTTCTGCTGACTCTTCCTTCTCTGGTTCCAACTCCTGTTGTAACTCTCCTTGCTGTTCCTGCTGTTCCAATCTCTGTTCTGTAAGTAGTGTTGGTGTCTTATTAATCTTTTCTGTTTTAGGCAAATTTAGATTATCCCATATATACTCTTCCAGTTTTTCATCTGGGAAGAATGTAAATCCTAAATCAGAAAATTTACTAATTGCATCTGCCAGCTCTACCATGTCAGGAGTCTCTATCTCTCCAGCTTCTATTGTTGGAAAATTAGTAACGTCAAATGTGTTAAGTCTAACTAATCTTGGTATTGCATACTTATTTATAATATCTGCAATATTTGCAAGCTGTGCCTCTAAAGCTGCTGCAAGTAAAGACTTTTTAACATCTGCCAGTGCAAAACTTCCTGATTTATCAGCACCAAGCATAATCAAATCTGATAACATTGACATTGCTATTCTTTGGTCATATCTGTTAATAATAGCATTGGTATCAAATGCTCTTGTTCCACCCGTACTTAATAGCTTTAACTCATAACCAAACGGAAGCAAAACACCCTCGTTTTTATCTCTTCTAATATTTGAAATAAGCTTTTCAAGAGTAGTTCTTAATGTTACATTTTCAGGGTCACTATCAAATACATTTATACCATCTGGGGTTGTTATTACAGGAAGTCCTGCCAAATCTCTCTCTCCACCAATACCTTCTATTTCTTCCCAATGTTTTTTAAACGTCCATGACCTCCAAGCAGTTCTTAACAGGCTAACTCCCTCAGGATTACCCCCCATTGGTTTAGTTCTAAAATGCAAACTTTTTTCCCAAGGAATTATTACAGGTTTATTGACATTTGCAGCCAATTGTTCCATGCCTAAGAGTTTATCTGGGTCCTCTTGGTCATAAATCCACCTGTTCCAGCTTGTTTGCATTCTTCTAGGGAGCTTGCTCCATCCTATTCTATTGTCATTGTACTTAGAATCTGTGTCAGGATTTCTTGTCTGACCTTTTCTATATTTATAACAAATCTCATTCCATTCCCAGCCATACACAAACATGCTTATGACCTCGGTAATGAAATCAAACCATGTATGGCTCATATCATCAATACATTCACTAACAAAATTTGAAGCTTTTTTATCCTCACGCTTTGAGGAAAAAGCTTTTACTTTCCATGATACCTTTCGTATCATCTGTTCAAATATAAAGAGTATTGCCCCAACTGTAGCATCATTGCTTGACATCTCTTTAAACACTTTTAAATAATTAGTGCTTGAAAGTGCTGTTAGAAATTCCTCATAGATATATCCACCATAACGCTCTATACCACTTGAGCCTATAATCTGAATATTTTTTATTGGTTTTGCTTTATCTATGCCTTCTAAATTGTTGTTCATAGCAAACCTTCTTCTTTCATTTTTTCCTTCTTCATTCTTTATCCTTTACCCCATTATCCTATCAAGGACATTAAATAATACTATCAGAAATGCTACTGCCCCTGATAACCATGCAAATAATTTCATACCTATTTTATCTTTCATCTCTGTTTTAAGACCATGAATATCTTTACAATTTTCTGCTACTGTTCCATTTGTTTTTACTGCTTGTATATAAATCATAATAAGTAAATCTTTTTCTGGTTTTTGTAATAAATCTTCCATTGATATATTATCCTCTAATCTTTTACCCTCTGACATATGTTGCAGCACCTCACTTCTTTCTTTATTTTCTAATTCGTTCCTTTACTGTGACCAATAACTATTCTGTTCCTGACCTACTGCTCTTGGAATTACACTATAACTTACAAATTTGTTTAATTTATCATGTGCACCACTTAGTGCATCTACCTGATCCTTAAAATGTGAATCAGGAAAAAAATCAACCTCATCCAAAAATGGATTGTTCCAGATACCTCTCATTAACTTAATCTTACCATTGCCCGCATCTGCTGCGGACTTTGCAGCTCTTAAGACCTTACTACCAGACTCCTTTTGTCCCCTAAATATGAACTTGCTTAATAGTTTTTTATAATCTTCGATTACCTTGAGTCCACTGGAGCCAGGCTCGGTTTCCATCCAGATCTCAACACTTTTTCCATCTGATATTGCTGTACTTAGTATTTCCTTTTCAACATCATTAGGATTTTTCTGGAAACGTCTTATATCATCTATAAGGAAAAAATCCTTATATTTTTTCATTCTCAAACCAACTGTATATGCAGGTTCATAACCACGCTTACCTTGACCCTTTTCTGTTGCTGCAAGGTCCCAATAACGAACTGTTGGGATGTAACTTGTTGTTACTGGATAGTGGTTCAGTATTTCAAACCATTCTCGTTTGAATACCATTCCTCCTCCAGATACGCTCCAATCACCAAGGAGTAATTGAGATCTTGTCAAAGGATCCAACTCATTTAGATTTTCAATATAGCTTTCTTTGTCTAAATATGGATTATCTTCTAATACTGCTGGAATAAACACTCTACCCTTTTCTTTACCTTCAGTTAGAAATCTTTGTTTGATGAACTCATGTCCAGGTCCACCAGGATTACTTGCTGCTCTAACCCTTAAAGGAACTTCCATTGCCTCCAGTTTTTTAGTTCTTCTTACCCTACTAAATAGATATATATAATCCTGCTTATCGAAGTGGGATAATTCATCAAATCCTGCAAAATGGAAGCTTGCCGATTGATATCGCAGTCGGTCGCCAAACTTGTCAAGATAGCCAAAACTTAAAGTTGCGGAACTTGGGAAGGTATACCTTTTTTTCAAATCTGAATAATGTACTTCATGATTTTTTTTAAATGGAAAAAGCCACTGTGATGCTAAATCCATGAGGGCTTCTGGAAGTTCTAATTCTGCAAAAGTTTTTCTAAACAATATTGCATTATATCCTGCAAATTCAACATATTGCAAGGCTGCTGCAAGTAAGGCTACACTTTTTCCACCACCACATGCTCCTCCATAAAATGCCTCCCTTACATTAGATAACGCAAGAAATGCAGATTGCTTAGGAGTTGGAGTTATTGGAATATATTTATTGAGTTTTGGTAATAAATTCTTCTCTAGACCCTCAATTTCCCTATTAGACATTTGAGCTACAATTAGGTTACTAATTATCAATCACTTCTGTTTCTACTTCTCCTTGAAGCTCATCCTGTGCCTTCAAGTTTTCAGGTAGGGCATTTGCATTATGGAGCACATCAATAATTTCTTGTAAATACTTTACTTTTTCATCTTGAGGAAGGTTGATAGTTTGCGTTTTGTTCTCTGTGTTGACCTGAGTTTTATTCTCTATCTTAATATTTGTTATCTCTGTGTTCTGAGTGGGGCTTTGTTTTTCTTGTGGAGGTCTATCCCCAGGTAAACCTAAAGAGAGACGTTCTAGTTTTCTTGCTTCAATTAAGAGAGCTTTAAATTCACTTGGCTTGAAAGTTAAGAGTTTATCTTTGTTGTCTGCTAAATCTGTGAGATATTGTTCACACAATGTCCACATTTTCTCGGCTGTCTTTTGGTGCCTACCATTCATTATTTTGGTTAAGTTTTCTTTTTCGTTTTCAACCAAGAGGTTTCGATATTGGTCATATGCTTTTATACGGTCTCTCCAATGATAAATTTTAGCTACTGCTGCTATGTAACCTAAAGTCAGATTCGTATTGGCTTGAGATATTAAGTTTTCAAAGGACCTTGTGAAATCAGATGACTGTTCTTTCTGATTCCTATATAACTTAAATAAATTGTAATAATCTAAAGGTTCACAATCAAGACGTTCCCAAAATGGCAGACCATTTATGACTGGTAAACCCTCAATATAATCTATGTCAATAGTTGCTTGGCTTATCTGCTGGCTTGTCAAAGGCTCATCTTTATTACTAGCAACAAACTCTAAAATAATGCTTGGGTCAATATAACTTTCTGGCAGACCCATCGGTGTTTTATTTATATTTTGCTGTAAATTTTTAATAGTAGTTCCTAAATTTTGAAGCATTACCAATCTCATGTCATTGCTTCTTTTTATATCTGAAACCTTATTTATAGGATTGTTTTCCATAATTATTTATTCCTTTTGTCATTTATGTCATTAGTGTTTCACACTTTTGTGCTTTTGTCAATAGGCATAGGTAAACTTTTATGCATAAATATGTAAATATGTCAAGAAAGTTTTAATGTAATAGTGTTTTCAGCTTTTTTATTACTATTTTTTCTGTTTTTTCTTGACTTATTTATGTTTTTATGCTTTTATTTAATTAATGAAGAAGTTATTTGACCAATATGATTTGTGTTATTTTGATGCTGATGCTGTTGGAAAAAGGAGCTATCTATCAGATTTTGTTGACCCTTCGGCTATTTCTTTGGGGCGTAAGGCTGTAGATGAATTAATTGATTCTTTAGACCTCTCAGATTTTTCTGCTTCATTTTGCCTTCGTGTTTTTCAATCTGTTGGAGGTCTATGGTTTTTGCTGCCAACCTCAACAGGAGGTAAATATCATGGTGGAGTTTTGTCGGTTGAAAATTGTATTGGTGGAAATATTGTGCATACCAAAAATGTGGTGGGAATGGTGCCTAAAGTTTTAAATAGGTATAGGGAACTGTGCAACAATACTGGTCAGGAATATCTTTGTTTTAGGGAGGTTTTAACCTGTGCGTGTTTACTGCATGACATAGGCAAAAGTGGTCTTAAGGGAGATGAGGTTTACTCGTGTTCTGACCATGGTGAGATTGGAGCCTCAATAATTTCAGACTGTTGGAGTAAAGGAGATTATAAATCTTCTTGTTCCTTTAACTTCTTTATAGACTCTCTCTTGTTTGCTGTTCAGGAACATATGTATATGTGGAGAGGAATTAATTATCTGGATAGGGTTCTTGTGGATGGAAAGATTAGTGCTTCTGTAATTATTAGTATGATGTTATGTGAATGTGATTATTTTTCTTTTTGATTTTACTTGACAAATTACTTTTTTTGTGATATGTTTTTATTGTCCAATTGAGTTACAGATTTAGAACTGGGGAGTGAAACTCCAGATGAATACACTCCTATTAGATCGGCTAGTGTGTTCATGTACTTGCCACCGTAATGTGTTAAAATGGTGGACCTTGGGAGTAATTGAAACTAACTCTAGCAGATTTACTCCTGGGTGTTAGAGTTTAGAGGACTAGGTCGAGCCTTTGATGTTTCCATTAATGGGCGTGTCAAAAATTCGACTAGGGTTATGACCAACATAAGTTTGGTTTTGAGCTTTATCAATTTCCTGACAGAGGAAAATAGGTCCTCCGAGCTTTGTACCTTTTCCACGTTAACTTAAAGGTACCGCTAGACTAGTCGTTAAGGTTAGCTTTCTACCCCTTGAGCTATATCAAGGGTTTAGAGACCAGAGTTAGTAAGGTCCATGGTGTCTGTGGCATGAGCACACCTGCGTTGAGCAGGAGAAGAGGGGTTCGAATCCCTTAGGAGAGCCTACTAATTTTGGTCTTAATTATTTCTATTGACTTTTTTATCTTTTTGTGTTAATATTTTATTAGTGATTGAAAATATGGAGAGATAATGGGTATGATTTGCACATATAGACATTTGCACATCTCCTTTTTCAATTTAACACTTAAATAAACAATCCAAACAAGTCTTAATATAATTATATAACTCAAGTTGACATAATGTACATTATCGGAACTTTAATTTTGTGCTTAAATTTATTTAAATTACTATTGACATTTACTTTAAAATAGCTTACACTATTCTTATATTTTTATTATTAGTAAGGGGGTTAAAATGGATTACTCAATAGAAAATAATAGGGGTTTATCATTATGTACTGATTATAGAAATATAATTAGGTGTATTGAACCATTACAAAGAAATAGGGTTTATGCAGATATTAACGGGGATATGATTAAAGTCTTTGACGAGTTCATATATGACATAGACGAAAGTTATATACTGAGTAAAATAGCTTATACTAAAATCTCTTTAAGTCAATAAAATAAATTGAACTTGCCTTATATAACAGATAAGGCAGGTTGAATTTATTAACAACAAGAGTAAAGCGAGGTTAAGGCAATGACAAGACTAAGTACAAAAGAACTACCATATGTTGATATGCAGGATATACGCTATTTTATTGATTATCAATTGGAAGAAATACGATACTTTCATAAGCATAAATTGGAGTTTGTACCATTTAATAGCACTTATGGAGAATTGCTTATTGAGCTTATGGAAGAAGCTGGATATTCTATTTATATTTAATACTTAGAAAATCTATTCTATAAAAGAGATCCATTAATTTGGATTTCTTTTTTTTGTCTTTAAAAAACTTCCCTTAAAACCAACAATAATACTATCATTAGTAACAACAGCTACAAACTTATTTAAATAATCTATTAATACATAAATAAAGCATTAGTTAAAACTTTACGTTTTTGTGCTTAATCTTATAAATGTTTTATTTTAGTTGTAATAGACACGTTAAAAGTATTATTAATACTTGCAATAACAGAGTTATGCTGAGTATGTTTAAGTATGGTCTAGCTACATATTATTATACTATTATAGTTTTGAGGCACTTATTACTATAGGTATTTTGTTTTTTTCTAAAATGTATAGTATACTATACATAATGTATAGTTTTGTATACATCCTATAATTTTTAGTACATATAAAATGAATTGAAAGTATAATAGTATAATAATCTATATAACAATAGCACTCAGTATCATTTTATATCATTCCACTATCACGTTTATAATAGTAGTTTAGAGATTAGTTATAATACTGAAATAAATCATCTATTATAATTCAATACTTTAAATAATACAATTATTAAAATAAGAATATAAACATAAACAAATTTATTAATAAGTGTATCAATAAGTGTATCAATAAGTATTGTAATCTTTTAATAATAAATAAAATAAAAAATTTAAAGAATTTAAAGAATTTAAAGAAAATACTTGACAAATACATTAAAATTTGTTAAACTTTAGAAAATAAATAATAACAAACAACAAATAAATGGAGGCAACAAAATGTTAAACTACAAACCAAGTACGAGCAACAGCGAATTCAATCCATGCACTAAACCAGATTTAGAAGTAATAACAGCTATGAAAGACCCAGGTTATATAATAAACCATAAAAGAGCAATGTTAAAATTCTAATAAAAATAATAGACTTCATTCAGCTTACTAAATAAAATAGTAAGCTGATTAAAATTTATTAGATAAAGAGATAATAAGAATTAAAAAAAAAATAATTAAAAACAATGAAACTAAAAGACTTACTAAAAATCCTAGATCAACAAGAAGAGTATCAAAAAACCTGTAAACATACAAAAGTAATAACATCTAAAAATACAGGCGATTATAAATTAAGGGTACAATGTAAAACTTGCGGAAAATTATTAAAATGGGAATTTAAGGAAAGAGGTAAAGAAAATGCTAAGTACAAATCAAAAAGCTAAATTAATCTATGAAAAATTACATAACAAACAACCAAT